ATAAGTAATTGAATTTGGCAAAATGATAGATGTTATTGTATCAATATATGCGAATGCATTCTCACCTAAATAAGTCAATGATTCAGGTAAAACAATAGATCTTAGGTCAGCACTATTAAAACAATTCTTTCCAATTGTGGTAAGACCGGTTCCCAAATCTACATTGCGCAACCTATTACAACTCAGAAAGGAGTTTTCTGGAAGCTCTAAAAGTCCATTTGAAATATTTGCAGTATATAAAAAATAACATCCCATACATAACTCGATACCAATACTCGTTACTGTATGTGGTAATGTAATCAACTGTAAGCTAACACAAGATTTGAATACTTTATTACCAAGTGTTACCAGGTTATCACCCAAATCCAATGTTGTCATATATCTGCAATTAAAAAACGCATTAGAACCAATAGAAGTAACATTGTTTAATGTTACTGTAACCAAGCTATTACTATCTTGAAATGCATTATCTAGTATTATTAATGGGCTACTTCTAGGTGATATTGTTAACGAGGTTATGGTAGAATTCCTAAAAGAATCCATTGCGATTTGATTTATTGTATAAGACACTTGGTCTACAATCACTGTTTCTGGTATTGTTATTACACCACTATAAGCTGACGACGGATGTGCTATAATCTTTGCGGTTTGATAGTCTATATCAATGATATAATTTACTCCGTTTACAAAATGTTCGGGGTTATTTACTTGTGTAGTATATAAATCGTAGACTTCAACAAACCCACTATATAAATCATTATCACTGCTAGTGTATAGGACCTTACCTAAAGATAATACTGTTCCATCACTATTCATAGCAACTATAGTTTTTGTCGTTGACGTTGCATTAATACTCGAGTTACCCGATTGGTACAATGGTATATCATTTGCAATTTGATTCCAAATATCTGTCGTTGCATCATAGTCATATGTCACTCCCTTTCCACTGTTATTATTTGATGATGTTCCATTTGTCGAGTCCCATTGGGTAGAAACAATGCCAATACGCAATCCATTATCAGAGATTGCCACACAACTTCCAAAATATTCATAATTACTTACACCGTCTATATCAAATCCCATTTGTATCCAGTAATAATTGCCAACAATTGGTGTAGTTGGACCATATGGATAACTGTTGGTAGTATGTTCAGTTACAATACGTCTTCTAACGGCTGGATATTCAGTATAACTATTATGATAATTACCTACCATATCTTGAGTGTACTCGCGCCATTTGAATAATCTAACCGAACCAATACTTTGTCCCACAATACCAGGAGTGAATGTATCTCCAGGACTACCCATAGCCATAATCGAACCATCACTGTTAATAGATACACTATATCCACCTAATGCACCGTTACCAAGACCGCCATAAATACGGTGACCCTTTTGTTGCCATACACTAGTTGAGTTATTATATGTATAGACCATAGCTGACCCAATATACTGGTAATTATTATAGTCGGCTGCTGTATCTTGTGCCGAACCAACTACAATATATGTATTTGCTGGATTAGAAGAATTACGATTAATATGTACTGTCGTACCAGTTAAACTGGCATCGTCTCCAATGATATCTTGACCGAGTTGTTGCCATTCATTAGAAGAATCGCTATATTGAAACACTCTTGCTAGACCTGCATTACTATTGTATTTTGGCTCTCCTACAATAACAATATTACCAGTTCCATTAATAGATACACGACCAGTTGAAGAATTATAAGCTAATCCGAATATAGTTTGTCCTTTTGTATTCCATATTTCATTAATACTATCATATGACCAAACTTCACAAGCACCACCAGTATCACCATCACCACCAGTAGCTATTGTAAGTCCGTCAGTACTAAGGGATATTGAAGATGCAAATTGATCAGCATAGCCACCTGTTTCCCTAGATTGAATATTACTACCCAATTGATTCCATAGTCCATTCGTTTTTTTAAAAACTCTAACTATTCCTTCACCTTCTCCAGGAGCCGAATACGCCATAATATCACCAGAACCATTTAATGCAACGGGTCCAGCCTTATCCGCGTAATTAGTTCCTTCCAATAATCCTGAGGAAGTTTGCCATACATTTACATTGTATGCATTAACATTATAAAATAGACCATTTAGTAAAGCGCTTCGAGTAGAATAATTATCATAAAACGCAGTATTATATTGATATATTCCAATAAACGCAGAAGAGTCTATATTTGGAATAGATGGGCCATAAAATGTAATATTGGATAAGCTTGAACATCCATTAAAAGCATTTGCCTTTATTTCAGTAGTAGAGTTGGAATAGATATGAGCAGTTCTTAATGATGAATTTTTAAAAGATGAAATACCTATTATAGTAACTGTTAACGGTATCACAACACTGGTTAAAGCGGGTGCGTTTTCAAATGTATTATCGGCAATACTTGTAACACTGGTACCAATACGAATGCCACTAATAGTATTAATAGTATATCCCAGATTAATCATTTTGGTTTGGTTTAATTCATCCGTAATAGAATGTTCATAATAGTTCATACCAATCTGAATGATTGTAGGACTTGGAACAATATTATTTAAAAGATCAGCATATGTAGCAATGGTATCATTGAAATAAATTTCTTTTATATCCTCTCTGGTATTTTCCATAGTCCAATCACCTCCATATTTTATATTTCCAGTACTGTCACTAGACGCCCCAATAATAACATCAGAGTTTAATTGTAACAATTGAAAATATATCTTCCATTCATTATATTGTAAAGTATTACATCCTAAAAAATCTAAATTTTGGATTGAGTTAGTATATAGTTCTAATAAGCCTTTTACAAATAAAAAGTTATCTGAATAATTAACTTGATTCGATGATAAATCGTTTAATGTAAATAATGCTTCATAATGAATAAATGGTGTTGTAGTAAATAATTCATCTTCAGATGGCCCGTGAAACATAAATCCAATTCTTTTAATATTTGTAAAATTATTTAAAAATTCGACAATTGAGTTTCGCTCGATGCAAAGATGATAAAAAATCGGGTATGTATCATTATTAATATATTGGTTAATATCAGTGTCAGATGTATTTATATTATTATTTATAAAGAGAATATTAGTATATTGTGTGAAATCAGTTATAGTTGAGTGATAGTATTCATATATTGGTTCATTGTTACTGACATCATTGTTACTGACATCATTGTTACTGACATTGTTGTTACTGACATTGTTGTTACTGACATTGTTGTTACTACTACTGTCTTCGACAATCCATGTATCGTCGGCCATTATATATATTATACATAATATATTGTGTCAATGAATTTATTATCACTAATATATTCGTAATATATTAGTGATATATTCATAATATATCATTTTATAATCATGAAGAACTAAGTTGACCAAGACAAAATAAATAAAAATTGAAATGATTTAAAATTATAATTTCACTGGTAATTATTACTGATACTATAATGACAACATCATTATCATCGCTCTCTAAATATCAGAAGTTAACTGATCGGGAACATATTTTAAAAAAACCAGATACATATATTGGATCTATTGAAAATACTGACCATGAAGATTACTTATTCAATGAAAACAAAATTATTATGAAAAATTTCCAATATATTCCAGGTCTTTACAAATTATTTGATGAAGGAATTGTTAACTGTCGTGATCATGTTATTCGTCAAGCCCAGGCTGTAAAAGATAACCAAGAAAAAGCATTACCTGTAACAAATATTGATATTACAATTGATGATGATGGGACAATTCATATGACAAATGATGGAAATGGCATTGATGTAGCACAACATCCAGAATATAAGATTTGGATCCCTGAAATGATATTTGGACATTTGCGTACATCAACCAATTATGATGAAAAAAAGAAAGAGAAGACGGTTGGTGGCAAAAATGGATTTGGATTCAAATTAGTGCTCATTTGGTCTACTTGGGGTAGAGTAGAAACAATTGACCATATTCGTGGATTAAAATATGTTCAGGAGTTTAAGAATAACTTGACAGAAATCGAAAAACCATCCATTACAAAAAGTAAAGTGAAACCATACACAAAAGTTTCATTCAAACCAGATTATACCAGATTAGGTATCTCTGGATTAAGTGAAGATATGTTATCGCTATTTAAAAAGAGAGTCTACGATGTATCAGCAGTCACAGATAAGACGGTTAAGGTAAAATTAAACGGGCAATTAGTACCCTGTAAAAATTTCGAACAATATATTGATTTGTATGTGGGTTCAAAAACAGATACTAAGCGCGTATATGAACAAACTGACCCCAGATGGGAATATGCAGTTTGTTTAGCACCCAATGATGAATTCCAACAAGTGAGTTTTGTCAATGGTATTTATACTTCAAAAGGCGGAAAGCATGTAGAGTATATCATGAATCAAATCATTCGCAAATTGTGCGTGTATATTAAACAAAAGAAAAAGGTAGATGTGAAACCAAATACAATCAAGGAACAGCTTATGCTATTCTTAAGATGTGACATTGAAAATCCATCATTTAACAGTCAGACAAAGGATGAATTGGGAACAGCTGTACCTAAATTTGGTTCCTCTTGTACAGTAAGTGATGGATTTATTGAGAAAATCGCCAAAATGGGGGTAATGAATGCAGCATGTGCATTGACACAAGTCAAAGAAGACAAGGTTGCCAAGAAAACGGATGGTTCAAAAAGCAAAAGCATTCGTGGAATTCCAAAGCTCATTGATGCGAATTATGCAGGAACAGCCAAATCAGAACAATGTACCCTCATTTTATGTGAGGGTGATTCGGCAAAAGCCGGTATTGTATCTGGTCTTAGTAAAGACGATAGAAATACAATTGGAGTTTATCCAATGAAGGGTAAGATATTCAACACAAGAGGTGAAACATTAAAGCGCATTGGCGAGAATAAAGAAATTGTTGAATTGAAACAAATATTAGGACTAGAGACTGGTAAGAATTATACAAAAGAAACCGTTGAAAAAACACTTCGTTATAGTTCGGTATTATTTATGACAGATCAGGATCTGGATGGTTCTCATATAAAAGGACTCGGTCTTAATTTGTTTCAAGACCAATGGAATACATTGTCGGTGTTGGAAAATTTCATTGGTTTTATGAACACACCTATTTTAAAGGCTAAGAAAAACGGAAAGGAAATGTTATTTTATAACGATGGTGAGTATAATAAATGGAAAGAGGATAATGATGTGAAAGGATGGCACATCAAATATTACAAGGGGTTGGGTACAAGTACAAGCAAAGAATTCAAGGAGTATTTTGCGAATAAAAAAATAGTCTATTTTACACACGAAGGTACCATAAGTGATAATGTGGTAGATATGGTTTTCAATAAAAAGCGTTCCGATGAACGAAAGGAGTGGTTGACAAATTACGACAGAAATAGTTATCTGGATACCAACAATGAGAAGGTAAGTTATACCGATTTTGTAAACAAAGAATTGATTCACTTTTCAAAATATGATTGTGAACGGTCGATTCCAAATATGATGGATGGACTAAAAATCAGTTTGAGAAAAATTCTATATAGTGCGTTTAAGAAGAACTTGACAAGTGAGATCAAAGTTGCTCAATTCAGTGGTTATGTTTCAGAACAATCTGGATATCACCACGGAGAAGCCAGTTTAAATGCAGCCATTGTTGGTATGGCCCAAGATTATGTAGGAAGTAATAATATCAACCTTCTTATGCCGAATGGTCAGTTTGGGACTCGATTACAAGGCGGAAAAGATTCAGCGAGTGAAAGATATATATTTACTCAATTAAATCCAATTACTCGATATATTTACAGGAAAGAGGACGACGCTGTACTGGAATATTTAGAAGATGATGGATTTCCAGTAGAACCATTATTCTATGTGCCGATTATTCCCATGATTTTGGTGAATGGTGGAAAAGGTATTGGTACGGGTTTTAGTACAGATGTGCTATCCTATTCTCCTGATAAACTGATTGAATATATACAATCCAAATTAAAGGGTTGTATGCAAGATAATATCAATAGTGACATTAAATTTCAACCATCCTATCGTGGATTTACTGGAACTTGTCACGAATTCGATAACGGTAACAAGTATATTGTAAAGGGTACATATCACAAAATAAACGATAATAAAGTTCGAATAACAGAATTACCAATTGGTCATTGGACAGATGATTTCAAACAGCATATAGAGAACCTTATGGAGGCAGATAAAAATAAGAAAAACAAGGCCTTTGTAAAAGATTACAACGATATGAGTACAGATACAAGAGTTGACATTGAAATTACGATGAATGAACCGATTGATGAGAAGACAGATGGTTCAAACCTATATAATAATTTTGAAAAAATGATGAAACTATATACATCTCAGAGTACCAATAATATGCATTTGTTTACAGATGAGGAGAGACTTACGAAATTTGACAATGAAAAAGAGATTGTTGACAAGTATTTCCCAGTTCGTTTAAAGTATTACCAAAAAAGAAAGGAATACATGATTGCAAGTATTGAAAAAGAATTGCTATTGCTTTCCAACAAAGCAAGATATATTCAATCAACATTGAATGGCAAAATCGACCTAAGAGGCAAGAAGAAGGGAGATATTTTAAATATGATGAATGAAGAAAAATACACAATGATCGATGATGACAGTGATTTCAAATATTTGCTTAAAATGCCGATGGATAGTGTAAGTGAAGAAAATGTGGAACGATTACTAAAAGATAAGGAAACCAAGGAATCAGAATTAGCTCGACTACAGTCAACGACGATTGAAAATATGTGGTTGAGTGAATTGGATGAACTGAAACAAATGTTAATGAATGAAGAAAATAAAAAGACCAAATCAACTATAAATAGTAACAAATCCAATGATGTGGTAATCAAAAAGGTAAAAAAAGTAAAAAAGATTGTTAAGGCATAAATAAATAACTATGTAAATAAGTACATTCAAAAGAAAAATATTACAATCATAATAGCAAAAAATATCATAATAACAAAAATATCATAACCAATATGATATTTTTCTATTTTTATACATACCATCATAGGTATGCTAAATAAATATTTGTTCGTAACATTATATCAACTGAATTGAGATAGTAGAAATATAAATGCTTCTAAAACCAATGCTTTAGTTCCAAAGTTTTGTTGTTATAATCGGGTTGCGTAGGACGGTCAATGGGAGTATACATATTACTGACATCATGTTTGTAGTTGATATATGCTTGAGCCTCACTATAGATTTGTTTAACACAGTATTCAATAACAATATTATTTAGAGCATCAATTTGTTCGCGTATATTATTGGGCAAATTCGTAGAGCTCTGTAAAAACACACTTCTCATAATAATTTTTAATGTGTCACAGTTTTGGTTGTCAATTAAATACTGGTGATTTGAAACTTCGTAGACTCCAGCACGAAGACCATTTTGAATAATTTCAATATTTTCTTTGCTAAAATAGATTTTCGATAAAGTGGAATCAGTAAAATTGCCAGTCATTGCGTCATGAAATGTTTCGCATTGATTTGATGAGGGTATTTTATCATAAAGTGAAAACTGATTCATAGGAGGTTCTAATATATTTAATCTACCATTAGTGCTTGAGCAATTCATTATTATATATACCTTAATCAGAAAAAATTATATTCGTTTAATTTATATATAATGATTAGTAATTTTCAAAGTATTATTTTAAAAGTAGCTATTGTTATTTTTATCATATGTATGATATTCATTGGTACCGTTTTATACCAAAACAAGTATACTGCTGTATACCCACCAGTTGCTTCTAGCTGCCCAGACTATTGGTTAAATAAACCTCTTGATGATACAGACAATACGAGTCCAGGTTCTAAGCTTGACCCAACTGGAAAACAATTATGCTACAATGTAAAAAATTTAGGAAACACTTCTTGTGAAAAAACCATGGATTTTACAACCGATTACTGGCAAGGTTCACAAGGTGATTGTCGTAAAGTTCAGTGGGCCAAGAAATGCGACTTGACTTGGGATGGTGTTACGAATAACGATGCAATATCTTGCCCTTAAATAATTCCAGTGTCTTACATACCCAATTAGTTATATTATTACACGAAAACGATTAATAATATAAATATACCGGAATTTAAAAATACTACATTTTAAAAATAAACATAAAAACAAAACCTGTAAAAATATAAATAAAAATGGAAACCCTTGACAATATAAATAGTTTGCTACATAGGGACGAAATATCTGAAAATATAAAACAAGTTTTAATTGATTTCGAAGAAAATAAAAACAACTTATCATTTAAGCGTGGAATTTATATATATGGAAATCCTGGAACGGGTAAAACAACTTTTATTGAGCAGATATTGAAAGAATTAAATTATGATATTGTGAAATATGATGCTGGTGATATTCGAAATAAGTCCATTATTGATACGATTACAAAACATAACATGTCTGATAAAAATGTTCTTTCGATGCTTCAGAAAAAGGTGAAAAAAATAGCTATCATTATGGATGAAATAGATGGTATGAATAATGGTGACAAAGGGGGCATTAATTCTTTGATTAAACTCATTCGGCCAAAAAAGACAAAAAAACAGAAATTAGAAGAGATCACATTAACACCCATAATATGTATTGGTAATTATCATATGGATAAAAAAATAAAAGAATTAATGAAGGTATGTAATAGTTATGAATTGAAAAATCCGACAAATGATGAAATTGATGGTATTATTACCGATTTTATGCCAAACATCGATGCACAATTAAAAACTAACCTATTGAATTACATACAAGGTGATTTGAGAAAGCTAGAATCCGTAGTCAAAATATATAATAAACAAAACACAATATTAAAAAATGAAATTATCCAAAATATTTTTCAACCTAAAACCTACAATGAGGATAGTAAAAAAATCACCCAGAAATTAATCAATAATAAATACGAATTGAATGATCATATACACATTATGAATGAAACAGACCGTACTATTGTAGGTCTACTGTGGCATGAAAATATCATTGATGTGTTGTCGAAATTTCCAATGGAAAAAACTTATCCATTATACACAAAACTGTTAGAGAATATTTGTTATTCTGATTATATCGACAGAATTACATTTCAAAAACAAATATGGCAATTTAATGAAATGAGTTCTTTAATTAAGACATTTTACAATAATAAAATATACCACGAGGCTTTTACAAAGAGACCTAAATACAATCCGTCCGAAGTCCGATTTACAAAAGTCTTGACGAAATATAGTACCGAGTATAATAATTATCTTTTTACTCAACATTTGTCTTTTACCTTGGGTATGGACCAAAAGGACATGTTTGCTTTTTTTTTAAATTTGCGGCAAGAAAAATCAGAAGAAGAAATATACTCAATATTAGAACATTATGAAATAAATAAACTAGATATTAATCGTATATATCGTTATTTGGATAAATATTCACAAGAAGAAGATGAATTACCCATGGAACAAGATGATGATATATCTGTTTCTAGTAATTTATAAGAAATAATCATAAAATAGAATAATACATTGAACTATTCTATTTTATTTATTTTAACAAATTCTGTAAATGATATTAGGGCAGTACTATATTAATTACATCATCAGTTACATGCTCAGTTACATGCTCAGTTACATGCTCAGTTACATGCTCAGTTACATCATTATCTAATTTGGTATTTGGTGTTTCGCATTTCACTTTCACTTTTATTTTTTCAACAAGTTCGTCGTTGATTTTTTGTAACTCGTTCAGCTTCGTAGATTGCTCGTGATTTGTTTGTTTCAATAATGTATTCTCGTTAACTAGCTGTTCAAACGATTGTTTCATTTGTTGTAATTGACTCTGTTGTTGCTTTAACATTTGAACGACTTGATCGTTGTTTAAAGTCACTGGTCCTTTCCCTTCTTGGTGTATTGTAATTTGCCCTTGTTGTTTGGATTGTGCCTCTGCTTGTTTTCTTCTACTTTCTTCAATTTTAATCATCTGTTGCATCACATCTGGTTTCATATGTGGCATACCAGGTTCATAATCTTTTATTTTATTATCTATATTCATATAAAAATCTTTCAAATTTGCTTCTTTAATAAATGTACCTATGGTTTTGGCCGATGGTTTAACAAATTGTGGATGTTTATTTTCTAATAATTTTCGTTTATCAAATGTATTCTGTTCATGTGAAAAGACCAATATTGTTTTAATCGGGTCAAGTTGAATAAACGGAACAGTATAGTCTTTTAAAAATGCCTTTTCTTCAGCCAAACACGCGTCATTGTCGTATACCGAAGTTTCTAGTAATTTTCTTTTAAACGCAAATGTTCCAGCAGTGGCATGTTTTGGTCCATAGGGTCCAAACTGATACATTTCCTTAATGTGTTTGAAATAAATATATATCTCGCTTGAACCTGCGCATAATACAGAACTATCTGATTGAAGTTTTTCAACAGCATGACTAATACGTTCTGGTGGATAATAATCATCGTCATCCATATAAACTAATATATCGCCTTTACTCTTCTCGTGCATGAGGTTCCTTTTTTTTCCTAATTTGAGTTTTGTATCATATTTGTAGTATTTCACACATGGGTGATTTTTGACCAAGTCTTCAATTTTGTCTGTACCATCGTCTATAATGATCCATTCGATTCGATTTTTGGGATATGTCTGGTGATCAAAACACTTTAACATACCAGGTATAAAGGGTCTTCTATTAAAAGTCGGAGTACATACACTAACAAATGGCATATTTGAATATAATTCTTCTTGTTCTTTAATTATATCAACCCCCATTTCATTTAATATTTCATCAATATTATCCTTTTTATTAGACGATTTATTATTGGTATTTTGATTTGTCTTCTTATTATTATTGTTTTTTTTTAGGCCATTTTTATTCTTTCCCATTAAAGATAATTATCATTTACTTTTTATATACTATTAAATAGTTTTAATATAATACTTTTTATTAATTGGTAATAGATTTAAGCCATATCAGATAACCCCTGATTATTCATTTATGCTATCCTCTTTTTTTAAACATCTGATATATTTTATATAAAAATATTATCATTATACCATATGAAATAGGATTATCCAAATAGGTAAACGAGGAATTTAAAGTCAGTAACATTACAATAAACCCAACATAATCCCCATTATATTGTAATAATTCCCAAACATCGCTTCCATTTAACATTAGTGGCAATAAAATCATTTTAAACATTACGCCGAATATTTGAACAAAACTTAATCCGACCGCAAAAATCCACGACCATCCAAAAAATAACCCAGTAATTGTAAAGACATAACCCCATAATCCAGCATCTTCACTTATAAACATGGCAATCACTGTAGCTAACCACCATATACTAGAAGCAATACTGATAATAGAAAAGATTACGATGGGTCCTAATATAAACTGGATTAGTTCAGAATATTTTCCAGAGCCACATAATGATTCACCCATATCTATACATGTAGATATGACTGTACGCAACCATATGTTAGATTTTTTGACCTTTTTAGAAAACCAATTAGAAAAAAATGCACTCATTGTATCGTCTGTTGATTCCATATTATACGGAAATCCGTATGCAAATAATTTTTGAAAATATTCGTTCTTCCATACTGGGCTAGATTTATTAATATCATTTGATTCACAGTTACCACCACCAGACTGAGGATTGACTGGGGTAGGAATGGTTGTCTTACCAGCAATCGAACTAGTGCCCTTTTTAATAGAACCTTTAACTGAATTAAACCCATTTTTAAAAAATGCCTTACCTTTTTCAACCATTTCAGCAGCTTTCTCACTATAACTATTTTCTTTGTTTTTATATGGTGATTTTCTTTCGTCTGTTGGAAATATCATCTCTCTATCTTCTTTAGAAAGTCGGGTTAAAAACACGAAATTTGCTCCCAATAACGCTAGTATAAACGCGACCAAAAAATTATATAAAATACTTTTTAAAAATCCAGACCAATTGTTTTTTGGTTTATTTTTATCGTCATCGTTGACATTACTGTTACTTGTAGTATCTACTTTCATGGAAGAAGAACTTTTTTTTATATTTTCATCATTGTTATCATTGTTATCATTGTTATCATTGTTATCATTGTTATCATTGTTATCATTGTTATCATTGTTATCATTGTTATTATTATCATTTTGTGAGTTATTATCATTTTGTGAGTTATTAGGTCCGTTTAAATATTTTAACATTGAAATTATATATATAATTTACAAATATAATTTATTGGGATTGTAGATTTATTTGTAGATTTATTTGTAGATTTATTTGTAGATTTATTTGTAGATTTATTTGTAGATTTATTTGTAGATTTATTTGTAGATTTATTAATTTATTCATATAATATAATAACCATGTCTTTAGATAAAACAATATATATATGGGATGGTGGCGTATTTTCACCTCCTACTCGAGCGGTAGGAAAATTAGCCTATAATATTGCCACATATATTTCGGGTTTACATAATAATAAGCTAAATGTAGAATATCATTTTGTTCCTAGTAATAAATATTACAACAAACCATGGGTACGATGTGTTGAAGAAGATGACCGAATTCACATGTTAAAAAATTTAATCACATTTATCAATAAAGAATACGATATACCAAAGAATATTAAGTTTGTCGTAAATGATTATGAAATTAAATTAGGCAAAAAAAGAAAAGAACCCATTACAGCGACAGATAGTATAACTTATTTCAAAAATAAAAAAAATGTGTATATATCCAATACAATTGAAACAATTATTCAGCGCGTCAAAGGACATTGGTATAATTCTCTAAATCTTTTTTTTGATGTAAAAAATATTTGCTACGATATATATTCTGCTGATTTAATAGGAGTAAATCAAAGTGAAAATTATGTGTACAAAAGTATAAATTTGTCTGAACTACTACGACAAGCTGACGGTAAATATCCAGCAGAAGTAAAAGCATATTTGAGAAAAAATAACATAACACCGAGGGACATTGATTTATTTATTCGCTCTAACAAAGATGATGTCAAATTCGATGGAATAAAAGATTTAATTATGAAAAATATCACTTTCTTACCAAAACATTTGGTACCACATGTATATAAAGCAGTTGCTGGAAATCGTGTTAGGGAGGAATTAGATGTATTTTATTCTTCTCTAAACAACATTCAGAAATTGACCACACCTGGTATAGAAGAATATATTACTTCAAAACATTTATACGAACATTGTAAATCAACATATAAAAACAAACTAGTTTCAAAAAGTAAAAAATCAAAATCATCGCAAAAATCAAAATCATCGCAAAAATCAAAATCATCGCAAAAATCAAAAGGGTCTACTAGAAAACATTACAAGGAAAAAAAGAAAAGTACCAAGGCGACTAGGAAACATAAGTAAGTAAGTAAATAGTAAAACGATGGTTTTATTTAGGAAGTATTTAATCTAGATATAAAATATATGAACGAAAATTTATTTTATATCATCGTTATAACATTATTTTTGTATTTTTTATATCAACAATATTCTTTTCAAAAATCCATTTATTTTCCACAAATAGAACAATTTACTCCTCAAGAGGTAGAAAATATTATTCAACCACCAGGCAGTAACAAAATTGGTACAGTTAACCCAGAAACGGCTGAAATCATTAAAATACGAACAGTTAGTAATGGTTACACCCAAGCCAACATTGATAATCTAAAACCATCTAATCCTACAGCATTTGCAATAGAGGATTCTGATAATATGGGAACATTCCCAAACGCGGAACAAGAAGATTATCCATTGCCTACAAGTGAGTTTGAATATCCAAATCGTTATAAATTTACAGTTGATTATCCATGTAGAAAAACATCAACTGGTATGTTTTCAGATTGTGGTGTTTGGTCGGCAAATGACGCGTGGACAGCAGACCCATATAAAGGATTGAATTGTCCACTTTCAAACACAAAAACTCCTCAACAATCAACTATTGTCTCAAGAAATAGAGGGGTGAAGAGCAATAGATAGACGAAATAAGTTCTCATAAAATATTATTATAAATGATAATATTTTATGTTCAGAATGCGATGAGTAAATATAGTCCTAACGCGCATACATAAGACCACAATTTCCACCTACAAATGTGACAACATTATATCGTTCTTCATGAACAGTCATATTATAATTATAATCGTACAATCGCCAATTGCTTTTATTGACACCAATCAATTCTCCCGAAGGACCACATATTGTATAAAACTGAGCTTCTTCGTCAATGGATGGCGTATAAGTGGTAAACTCCAGTTGAATATCTCGAAATTTACTTAAATTCATTGCACCGGATGGTTGAAAATCAAACGGATCAGTATGTATGCCAAAATTATAACAATAAAGGCCATCGGGTGCATTTCCAGAGGTTCTAACATATTTCTCGATATAATTATATACACCAGAATCAAGAACATTTTCGCGATATTTACCATCTAATAATATTCCCAATGACAGTAATATATTTTTTTCATTGAGTACATTATAATCACCCGTTATAAAATATCCTGTATGAGTTCCGTCAATTGGGTTAAATCCTGGTCCAAATGTAACCCCACTCATGTCAGGTATTAAATGTTGACCTGAAATGTCTGCAAATTCTACATCTTGGGGTAAATAATTGTATGGCCAATTCGTGTAATTACTCCATTCATTTCTCATATTAATATCACTTCTCTGGAAATACCACATCCATGATGATACCATACCCATTGAATTTTCCAATTTTACACGCTGACTACCAGTAATGTTAAAATATTTCCAATCGTATACAGACTTAAATAGATATTTTTGTTCTTTGGCTGCAAAAACTTTCGACTCTTCTTCTGTTAAAAATCCATAGGTAGAAATTAAGTGGACATCGGCATTCCAATCGGTTCGTTTGTCTTGATATGATGTTGTAGTATTTAATGATATATCTGGGGGTGGTTGTAAAAAGCGATAAAACTGATGATATGGGTTATTAAAATTGGGTTGAATATATGGAAACTCGTTATCTTGATCTTCAACATCTCGAATAATAATTAATTCCTGTACTGGTCTTAGTGTAATATTTATTTCCAATTCATTGTATTGAAGTGCGACAAGTGGAAATGCCATTTTAGCAGCCAATGTAAACCAAAAATTAATAGGTATATATAATTTCCTAGCACGTATAGATGGTTCAGGACCCTGTTGAAGAGAAGTATAATACGCATTCGGATAAGAATTGATTCGCGATGACGTATTTCCAGGATCATTTAATTCGGTCACATTACCGGTCATATTGTCATACAAGTCTTTCTTTACATTGCTGAAATCACGCTGAACCATGGCCAATAAATAAGCACCCGAATAACGATTCAGTATTTGTCCACCTACTGTAATTTCTACTTCTTCAATCATCTGAGTTCCCAAATTATCAATCCATTTGAACTCGTAAGGCGCCCAATTCTGAGAGGCATCAATAGGTGGAATAATTGGACTCCAAATAGTAGGTAAATCAATGACTAAATACGTATCCATGAGTAGTTCAGCATAACGCTTCATTCTAAAGGTAAATTTAGATGATTCAGTCATTCGCAATTTTCGCAATCCATCAAAATCCAATCGAAATTTCTGTAAACCAAAATTTGTATATTTTTTATAAGTTGTTTTAAAAAATGTTTTTGATGGATTTCCGTTTAAATATACATTTTGATTTCCATAAGCAACAATATTTAATAGTCCTCCTGGCATATATATTTATCCTACAATATTATTTAACTTTTTATATTGATAAATATATTATTATTCGATAAGACTAGTAAAGAACAATATAGTAAAACACTAAGGAATCCAAACATTTAGATAATTCCATATAATTTTTTCATAATGTATTATAAGATGACTACAGCGAATAAAATAAAAGACCATGCGAAAAACGCAATGGAATTTATAAAGCGCAATAAAACAGCAAGTATCAAGTATATGATTTATTTTATTATCGTCATGTTATTAATCATGTTTTTTACTTATACCATACAAAAAATACGGTTAAAAACGAATAATAACACTACCCTTTCTAAACTGTATGCAGATTTTCCTCGAATAAGTACATTAAATACAAACGATGCGGCCTATCAGTATTTACTAAGAGATTATTATATAAAAACCGCTTATAATTGTTGTTGTGGGGGGCAATTTAAAAACGATTATGTAGATGTATTGCCCCTAAAAAAATGTATATCACAGGGTGCACGTGTACTAGATTTTGAAATATATTCATCACTTGACGATAAACCAATCATTGCAGCAGCATCTATAAACAACGTCAATGTTAAAGAAATGTATAATGAAGTTTATTTAGAGGAAGCCTTAAAGGTAATTAATAACAATGCTTTTAGTGGCGGAACATGTCCTTGTCCAAACGACCCGTTAATTTTACATTTCCGCATTCAAAGCAATAACGATAAAATGTACAAAAGTATGGCCGAAACTATCTATAATACAATTAATCCTAGATTATTAGATAAAGAGTATAGTTATCAATATTCCGGATTTAATTTAGGGGCAGTACCACTTGAAAATCTAATGGGTAAAATTGTTATATCAATTGACAGAGCAAATCCTAAATTTGAAACAACTCCTCTAAATGAATATGTAAATATAGCGTCTAATTCCATGTTTTTAAGAGCGTCAAGAGCCTACGATATTAAATTTACACCTGATTCAAATGAGTTAATAGAATATAATAAAAAATTTATGACCATTAGTATGCCTGATTTAAGCGCATATGATACAAATGTAGATGCATCATTACATATGAAATATGGCGTGCAATGTGTTGGAATGTGCTTTCAAAATTTTGATTCGAATATGGAGTTCTATACTTCATATTTTGATAAATACGGTCATTCGTTTGTACTAAAACCAGATGAGTTGCGATATATTCCGGTTACAATCAAGAAACCCGACCCACAAGATCCCAAACTTTCATTTGCCCCTAGAGATACCAAAACAGATTTCTATTCGTTCAGTGTATAAAAAGAATTTTTCTAATCAATAATATCATATCATATAATATCATATGATATCATATCATCATATCATCATATCATTTCATATCATCATATCATTTCATATCATATCATTGTCCACCTCGGCGAATTATATGATAAATCAATAGTTTTTATACCGGTAATATATATAGATATACAATGAGTAAATGTACTACAAAAATGACATTGGAGGAAAAAGAAGTTGCTATATTGCGCGACGCGGTAGATGTTGCTGAG